GGACGAGCTTACCCCAAAGCACGGGCCTGGTAGTACTGCTGACGCACTTTCTGGAAATCAGAAATATGACGTCAGCTATTGGCCAATGCACCTCGAAGCCAGGTTTCCCTGGTCAGAGTGGGGCATCCCGAATTACCGTTTTGCGGGAATTCGGGAGGATGGTTCGCTGCCGGAAGGCGACGAACCAGGCAAGGCACTAACTCCTCTGTCCCATGTGGTTCCGGCCAAGCTTGCGCTTGTGCCAAAAACCATGTCAACTCCGCGCATAATTGTCATGGAGCCGACTGCATTGCAATACATGCAGCAAGCGCTTCTGACGGTAATGACGGAATCCATCGAGCGGTCGTCATCCCTAATCGGTTTTACCGAGCAGGGACCGAACCGTGAAATGGCACGTCGGGGTTCTGTCGACGGCAGTCTGGTGACGCTAGACTTGTCTGAGGCATCCGATCGTGTGACCTTCTCCCAGGCAGCTTCTGTGTTAGGGTGTCTTCCCAATTTATGGGAGGCCCTAACAGCTACTCGGAGTCGAGGCGTGACGCTTCCGAACGGAGATTCCCGTCCGGTTTGGAAGTTCGCGTCCATGGGATCCGCGGTTTGTTTTCCGGTTGAAGCAGTGGTGTTCCTAACGGCCATTTTAACGGCAATCAGGCGCCACCATCGGAAAACGGATCCAGCGTTCGACCTCACGTGGCCGTTCGTCAGGAGACTGGCGGGTCGTGTGAGAGTGTACGGGGATGATTGCATATTCCCCGTAAGCTACCATCCTGAGGTTGTTGAGGTGTTTGGTCAGCTTGGCTGGCTGATTAACCAAAACAAGACCTTCGCGAAAGGAAACTTTCGCGAAAGTTGTGGTGGGGATTACTGGAGGGGCAGTGATGTCACTCCAGTCCGGTTGAGAAAACCGGTCCCAACCACTCTCAGGCAGGTCGCTGAGGTGCAGGGTTTTGTGGCCTTCCGTAACCAGATGTATTTGGCCGGAAATTGGCGAACTGCCGCGTACTGCGACAGGATCCTCAAGGGGCTGCTCCGAGGAGCTTTCCCGATTGTAGAGGACACGAGCCCTGCTTTGGGCCGAACAAGTGTCAGCTTCGAGCCTAAACAGCTCGGCACTGATCGGTACCAAAGGGCACTGACGCGCGCAATGGTTGTCAAAGCGAAGATTCCTAAGAATCCTTGCAGCGATACCGGCGCGTTGCTGAAGTGTCTCATCGCCCCTGGAAAGGACGATGAACACCTTTGGCGTTCTGGACGTCCCTCTGTCGTCAGCATCAAACAGAGGTGGATCCCTACCCGTTAAGGGTAG